AAGGCAGCGGTTGCAGGATTTTCCGTTATTTCAAGATATAAGTCCCGAGCAGACTTATATATCGAATGACGATAAGTGGAGGATGTTCTTTCTCAAGGCGAACAATATGCGCTTTGAAAAGAACTGCGAGATGTTCCCCAAGACGATGGCAGTTGTCGATAGCGACAAGAACATCGTTTCGGCCTACTTCTCCATCCTCGACTCAAACAAGATGCTTGTACCCCATGAGGGGCCGTGGTCTGGGGTGCTGAGAATGCACCTTGGTGTGGATATACCCACAGATGGGAAAGGATGTGTACTGTCTGTGCTGGGCAAGGAGTATCGCTGGAAGACCGGCAAGGTCGTTATATTCGACGATACTTACGAGCATTTTGCGATCAACCTGACGGACAACATCAGGGTGGTCTTGTTTATGGATTATCTTAGGCCACTACCGTTGCCTCTGCATTGGTTGAACAAGTTTTGCATCTATATAGGGCGATTCTTGCCGTACTACAAAGTACCGATCCAGCGGCATAAGGCGTGGGAACGGAGGTTTTACAGAGAAGATGGCATTCCTGCAAAGCAACATTCCGCACTTTAAGTGCTGGGTAAGACGCGAGTACACACACAACCACAGCAAATACCACGGCGAGTTTCTACACGCTATGGCGATTGCAGTAACAACGATGCCTTGTCGGTGTCTCAGCTTCCAGATCATATTCACTGGTGCTGAAACCTATGACAACGACGAGCCAAACATCCACGGAGGCGCGATGTGGGCAAGGATGCCCATCACTGCTTTGGTCGGAGACACCCCTTTTGAGGAGTGGCCCGAACCAATGCCGGTCTACGCGGCGCAGCCGTGGGACTGCTCGTCCAGAGAGCACAGCGTTTATGTCCTTGAAAGGGCAACGCCGTGTCCTTGGATCGCCAAGATAGACGGGGAGTTCTACCCTGCTAAGTACATGTTCACGGTGGACTACACAGACAACGAAATCGCTGATGACCCTGCTCAACACAAGCAGAGCCATGTGATGGAGCTTCTGGATGCAGGCCCGTGGACGGGCAATATTGTGGCGCTACCCAACAACCGTGTACGGGTGACACACCCAGCATGGTGGTCAACGGGAGAGGGCGCACCAGATTTTAGGCCGTCACAGCACATCCACTACTCCAAGTCGGATTTGGACTACACGCTGGACGTAAACAGAGTATTCGACAACTTATACGCAGGTGAGGACGATGAAGAACAAGATGAATCGTAGAGGCGGCAAGATGCCCAAGGGCATGAAGGCAGGCGGCAAGATGGTGCCCAAGGGTATGAAGGCAGGCGGCAAGATGAAAATGGTCACGAACGACAAGGGCCAAGAGGTGCCGCATTTTGCCGCAGACGGCCAAGGGAAGATGGCAGGCGGCGGAAAAACAAAGGTAGCCAACAAGATGATGGCGAAGGGCTACTTTAAAGGCGGCAAGGTGATGAGCAAGATGAGCACCAAGGGCGGTAAGAGAGGCGGAAAAGGCTAAGTGGCTGTTGACCGCGTAGCAACGCCCTTCGCCCCTTCTGGGGCCGCAGAAGAGCTAGAGATCGTTATCGAGAATCCCGAGTCTGTCAGCTTGATGGACGAAGATGGCGGGATGATTATTGATTTTGATCCCAATATGCCTGCCCTCATGGGCGTTGAGCATGGCTCTAACCTTGCTGAGTACATGGATGAGCGAGACCTAGACAGTCTTGCTAGTGAGCTAGTATCCCAGTTTGATGCTGACCGGATGAGCCGTGCAGACTGGGAAGACTCCTATGTCCGTGGTCTTGACTTGTTAGGACTAAAGTTTGAGGACAGGTCTACGCCGTGGGAAGGAGCCTGCGGGGTATTTCACCCTATGCTGTCCGAGGCGGTTATCCGCTTTCAAGCACAAACGATACAGGAGATATATCCTGCCAGTGGGCCTGTAAAGACCACTATCGTCGGCAAGATAGACGACGAAAAGACCAAGCAGGCGCACAGAGTTGAGAACTACCTCAACTACCTGATTACCCAGCGTATGACGGAATACCGAACGGAGACAGAGAAGCTGTTGTTTTCTCTGCCGATTGCAGGCTCTGCATTCCGCAAGGTGTACTTTGACCCAAGCATGGGCAGACCTTGTGCCATGTTTGTGCCAGCAGAGGATTTTGTTGTTAGTTATGGTGCATCAGACCTGACTACCTGCGAGCGTGCTACGCATGTAATGAAGAAAACTTCCAATGAAATCAGGAAGTTACAGGTAAGCGGGTTTTATTCTGACATAGACTTGCCTGCTCCATCACCGGATATTTCAGAGATACAGCAGAAGTATGATCGGCTGACTGGAGACTCGGACAATTACGAGTTTGACAACCGCCATACCCTGCTTGAGATGCACGTCGATATCGACCTTATTGGGTTTGAGGACAAGGACGGAGGCAAGACCACGGGCATTGCTTTGCCTTATGTCGTTACCATTGACAAGTCATCAAGAACAATCCTGTCGATTCGACGAAACTGGTATGAAAGTGACCCCAAGAAGATGAAGCGGGATCACTATGTTCACTACCAGTATTTGCCCGGTCTGGGCTTTTATGGCTTCGGCCTAGTACATATGATCGGTGGTCTATCCAAGTCGGCAACATCGTTGCTGAGACAGCTGGTAGACGCCGGAACACTTGCCAACCTACCGGGGGGATTGAAATCTCGGGGACTCAGAATTAAGGGCGATGACACTCCCATCATGCCCGGAGAGTTCCGAGACGTAGACGTTCCGGGTGGTGCAATCCGCGACAACATCACGTTCCTGCCTTACAAGGAGCCAAGCAACGTCCTTTACCAGTTGCTGGGCGACATTGTTCAGGAGGGGCGTCGATTTGCGTCAGCGGCGGATGTAAAAGCCTCAGACATCAATGGCGAAGCGCCGGTTGGCACCACGCTTGCAGTTCTAGAGCGAGAGATGAAGGTGATGAGCGCGGTACAGGCTCGTGTTCACGCGGCAGTCTCCAAAGAACTAAAGATATTGGCAGAGCTTGTCAGGGACTACGGTCCAGAGGTTTATCCCTACGAAGATGAGGATGGGCAGGCACTGCCGATGGACTTTGATGATCGGGTAGACATTATTCCGGTCAGCGATCCTAACGCAGGCACAATGGCTCAAAGGATCATGCAGTATCAGGCGGCGTTGCAGTTGGCGGCTCAGGCACCCCAGATGTATGACTTGCCACTGCTTCACCGTCAGATGTTAGATGTCTTGGGCATTCAGGACGCAGACAAAATCGTTCCAACAGAGGACGACATTAAGCCAACTGATCCTATTACAGAAAATATGAACATCATCACCGGAGAGCCGGTCAAGGCGTTTATATATCAGGATCACGAAGCCCACATCCAAGTCCACATGGCGGCGATGCAAAACCCAGAGATCATGAAGATGGTCGCCCGGGCGCCCAACAAAAAGGCCATAGAGGCCGCTTTTGCCGCGCACATTGCAGAACATGTAGCGTTTCTATACAGGTCTAAGATTGAGAAAGAATTGGGAATGGAGCTTCCCGGTCCAGACGAAAAGCTACCCGAAGATATTGAACTGCGTATATCCAGACTGGCAGTGCCTGCGGCTGAACAGCTTACGGGCAAGGCCAAGATGATGGAGCAGGCAGAACAAAACGCCAAACAGTCGCAAGATCCTGTTATTCAGATGCAACAGCGAGAGTTGGCGCTCAAGGAACAGCAGGCTATGGCTAGGGCGCAAACCGACATGGCAAAAGTCCAAGTCGATGCACAAAAAGCTGAAGCCAAAACCATGATTGATCTGGAGAAGATGGATCAAGAGGAACGCTTAGAAAGCGCAAAGATCGCGGCTAAGGTTGCGATGCAAGACAGCAAAGAGGCTTCTCAGCAAGAAATAGAGGGCTTCAAGGCTGGCTTCAATATGGTGAAGGACATCATAGATGACGAAGAAAGCAAGCAATAACCTGCTGGAGGCAATACAGGCTGAACTCCGCACCCAGATGAACGAAGTGACAGATCACCTCGCCGTTGGCGGTTGTAAAGACATGAATGAGTACTCCCGAAATGTCGGCATCATTCAAGGCCTTGCCCACGCAGAGCGCACGCTACTAGACCTAGATGAAAGGATAGAGCGCGAGTAATTCGTTACACAGAGTAACGCATGGTGACACCAGACACCCATTTCTGGTGCAGGAAGGACATTA